ATATTAATGGCACGTCAGGATCACGCTCATATAACAGGGCAGCCGCTTGTCGAAAGGCCATACTGGTTTAAAAACACAGAAACAGGCCATACTTTTTATGATTTATATGCTTGCGTAGGATGGCCGTCTGAGGTGTCTGATAAAGATACAGGGATAGCGGGTTATGCAGCTATTGTTGGTATCATGAGACCAAACGAAGACCTGAACCACTATACACCCGTTGATGCTAATTTTCTGCTACTTGCAGAAGCACAGAGTGATGATGTTCCCACATTAATAGAGCAATGTTTAGAGATGAGGAGGAAATATGGGTTTGGCATTCAGCCTGATTTGCTCACGGTTTGGTTCGGTGACCCCGAAAGATTTATAACCACGCTGGCGCTAAGAAATGAGTTTCTAATGAAACAGGGTGGCAGCCGTAATACAATTTCAATCGCTCCCCCCGATGATTTTTATACACCTATGATTTTTGATAATTATGTCAGGTCTTTACGTTCATGTTTAATACCTGGGAAAGAACGGTTTTATTTTGGCGGGAATGAAATTTTAAAGAATAGGTTAAGTGAATTTAAACGGAATGATCCTGCTGTTCTTGCGGTTGGAGGTCTTATCCATTCCCTGTTAAATAGATGTATGTGGATGTCGCAGATGGGCGGTAGTACAATTTTTAGCGTTGAGGAGGCTATTTGATGTATGATTATATGATATTTTTAATACTTATATCCGCAGGTGTTTTATTGAGCATCATTTGTGTTTTTACAGGGGCGTTTATTATGTATCGAGGGAAAGCGCAGCCTGGGTCTGGTGGAGGATTTTTAAAAGACCCAAAAGGGGAAGTTTTTACAATCCCCATTGGTGATGATTCTGATTTTCCAAAAGAGCCAAACGGCGATGAAGAAAATATTCTCAACAGGACTAAAAGTTTTTTAAAAACAATAGGGCAATTATAATAGGTGCAAATAATGTTTGACAATAAATTAATCAGCATCTTCTATGTGTTTGTAATTCTTTTATTATGCTTTATCTCTCCCGCCCATCTCTTCGCTCAGGAGACACCCAGCACCAAGCCCGCCGGCGTTGGCGTTGTGCTTCAAGAAAGTGGTTTTGGGGAGAAAGGTATTTCTGAAATCAGTGAGGTGAAGGGCAATAATAAACTCAACCATTGCCATTATTTCGCTATTGGATTTAGTATTGGCGCATGGTTAATGATTATTTTTTATGCCATTTCCATTCATGATATACTCTCTGTTATTTTGATCGTATCCATAGGAACTATTTCATTTATTATAGGTCAAATGGTGGGTTAAGAATGCGAACAGAGATATTTTTAGATGAGGCAAAATGTAAGAAACGGCAGGAAGAGAATGAACGTAGGGACTTTGAGCGGTTGAAGGCAAAGTTTGAACACACAATGACAGGTGCAAACAATGTTTAATGTAAAATGTCCGCAATGCAAAAGAATTTGTCATCAAACTACTGAAACATATAGCCCAGATATCCGCCCTAATGGCAGTATGGTTGAGTTATTAGACCCGTGGAAGGGATGGGGATGGGGAAAATTTGGGGATGACAGAATCGGTGGGGCAACTGTTTTAGCAAGTGGGATGCACTGCCCTTTATGTTTATCTCCGCTTGCGCCGTCAGGGAGGTTAATGGTTATCCCATTAGATGAAGAAGATTTAACCGACAATGACACAATCCAAGCTACAGCAGACCATCCGCTAAAATGCCCTGTTTGCGGAAGAATTTGTAAAAATGAACTTGGATTGAAGGTTCATGTGGCCGCCCATCTGCGTGTTAAAGAGGATAAATGAGTATGATTGATAAAAGCAATGCCATCTGGACATTAGAAAATATGCCCCCCAAAGGGCATAAAGATGTTGCCGATTTTATGTTTAGTCTGTTTGAGATAGCACGAATTGAAAAAGAACGTTTAAATAAGCCGGCAGAGGGTTTGTCTAACTATGCGTTATATAGGGGCAGAAAAGATACAAGTGTAGGCGGAGGCTCAACATCAAAGGCACTTGTCAATTTGTATTTTGCTAATGTAGAGAGAACGGTCAGCAATATCACTGCACGTAACCCTGTTGGCGAAGTGGTTGATTTGGACGGGATAAAAGATGGAGCTGAGGAACTTTTTTCAGTTAAGTTAACAAAATGGTGGAAAGATACCAACCAGCAAAATAAAACCCGTTCGTCTGCGAGAACAATGGAAATTTATGGGATAACACCTGAAAAGCCGTATTGGGATAGTGATAAAAAAAACCCTGATATAATGATTACAGACCCGTTTAGCTTTTTCCCTGCGCCAGGGATTTGGGACGATTTGTCAACAGAGCCTCCGTTTATCTGTTTTGCATATTTGGATTACAAGGATAAAGTCGAAAAAGAATATAATGTGACAGGCATATCACAAGATGATGCGTATGAATTGCTTGGCGTTGAGAGAGAAAAGTATAGGGCTGGTTCTAATAACTCTCAACAAAGGATAGGAAATTACAGTGACCCGATGGTAAGAGTCGGGCAAACTGATAAAACATCGTCTGATAAGAAAGTTGAAAGATGTTTGGTACTTGAAATATGGGTAAAGGATAAAAGAGAAAAAACGATCAAGGAGAAAACTCCTGTTTTAGATGAAGATGGTACACCTGTTATTGATGAAAATAATGAGTTATTATATGAAGAGACAATAAAAAAAGAATTTGTTTATCCTGATGGTGTCCGTAAAGTTACAATTACAAAAGGTGAGGGGGATAAAAAAGCAGGAAGCGGATATATGGTTTTAGATGATTCTGCTAACCCTAATATTAACCCTTTTTTAGAGATAGAACTTGCGTCAAAAACACACCCATGGGGGAGATTCCCAATTTATGCTGTAAATAGTTATAAAGATTTAGTTTCTATATGGGGATTTTCAGCAGCAGAACAAGTGGGCGATTTAATTAGTAAAATTAATAAAATAGTAACAAGATTAATTTCTTATACTCTTAATGTAATGGCCCCTCCGCTTATAGTACAGCAACATTGCGGTATAACAAGAGATATGGTTGAGAGCGAGTTATCAAAAGATGGGCGACTTGTCTTAATGCCGAATACCCCGAACGCACGTATCGAGTTTATGCAAATACCAAACCTGCCTGCAACTTTTTTTCAGGTGCTGGATATAGTTATAAAGCTTTTTGACAGGGTATATCAAATAGAGGACGCAGACAGAGGGCAAGCCCCTGGAGGTGTTATTGCTGCATCAGCAATTGTGGCATTGCAGGAACGTAACCAAGTATTAATGCAAGCGAAAACAACAGCTATAGATTTTCTTGCTGAGCAAAGGAGCAGGTGGGCGATAGGATTATGGCAAAATTTTGGAACATCAGCGGAGCTTGTAGAAGTTAATGAAGAACCAACTGAATTTGTTGGTTCACGATATGCAGGAAGAGGGTTTACATATGTTGTGGAGTCAGGGTCAACAACACCAAGAACGAGTTTGCAGGTGCAGGAAATGGCGGTCAATCTTTATAAACTTGGTGCTATAGATCGTAGGGCGTTACTTGAGCCGATTAATTTCCCTGATTGGCTTCAGATTGTTGAGCGTATGGGAGAGAATGACCTTGACCATGCGCTTCAAGTTTTAATTGATGCGGGATTACCTGAAGAACAGGCTATACAGCTTAAACAATTTTTGATACAGCCTCAAGGCGGTCCAGGAGATACAAAGCAGACAGGAGGAGTTCAATAATGCCTTTATATACATTTGAATGTCCTTGCGGAAATAGGCAGGATGAAATATTTAAGATTAATGAATGCCCTGAAGAGATATCATGTTCATGTGGCAAAATAGCAAAAAAAATAATTATTTCTGGCAATGGTGGAATACAATGTGATAGTATAAATGATGTGTCATGGTTGCCATCTGCTCTTGATAACTTACAGCCTGACGGAGAGAGACGGTTAACAAGTAGAAGCGAGTATAAGCGATATTTAAAAGAAAAAAGAATAATAGCGGCAGGGTGAAGCAGGAAGGATAAAATGAAACATTATATTCAAAAGCAAATTCCAAAAAGAACAGAAAAAGTCTTAGACAAAATAACATGTGACTTGTGTGGTAAAATTGCAGCCAGTGATGGTTGGGAATCTTCTGTGTGGGAAGTTAACGAAACAGAGATTAAAGTAACTGTGCGCCAAAAGGATGGCTGTTTATACCCAGAAGGGGGCAGTGGGACAAAATATGAAGCAGATATTTGCCCCTATTGTTTTAAAAATAAATTAATCCCTTGGCTTGAGTCCCAGGGGTGTACGGCAAAAAGGAAAGATTGGGATTGGTAAACATGGGTGAAAGATAAGGAGTTTTTATTATGGTTATAAATCGTTTTATAAATAGACTTTTTGCTAAAAGAATTACTGTGCAAAATGCAAACAAAGCACAAATGAGACTCTTACGCTTTATGAAATATATCAGTGAAAAATATATGTGTGCCAGTTGGATGAACGGCCTTGATGCCTCACTGCATGACGCATTATATAGAGAGACAGGATGTAGTTCTTTCTTTCTTCGAGACCCAATAACAAGGGTGCATTTTAACAAATTAAGAGAACTACACCTGGCCGTGAATGGATGGTGGCGGTTTTATGAAGATGCGCCAGCAGAGGCAGAGATGGAGTTTTTAAAATTAGGTAGATGGTATCCTTCGGATAAAGGCAGAAGAGAGCCTTTAAAGTATGAAGATTTAAAGAATAACTATTGGTCTAACAAAGAGTATGGTGTTTAAAATTTTCACCAAACTTTGAAGGAGTGAGCCATGGGAGTTTTTTTCTGGACGGATGTTACTAAAAATAAAATTGTAAAACAGACAAAAAAAGTTTTAAATGATGGGTTCACTCATATTTTAGTCATGGTCGAAGGTGAAGGAACTGAGGTAGCTGCTATTTTGGGCTGTTGCAAGGAGGCAATAGATATGCCTATCCTTAAGTTATTCCCAGACGCATTTAATAAAATTTTTTATATGTTAACGCCCGTATCACGGTTCGAGTATACCCCTTTAAAAAATAGAGGGTTAAAAACGTTATTAGCTACAGATAAGCTGGTTTCAATGGCTATAAGCTCTACAATTTAATTTATGTAAGGAGTTTTTATTATGGCTATAAACAGTTTTATAAATATGCAAGTTTTAAAAATAGCAGGTAATTGGGATACATTCCAAACAATAGAAATAGAAAAAGGGTTATGTGATAAATGTAACCCTGAGCCAGCGGAAATTCAAGAAGGAGAAGGCTTATTAGCCTATCATGAAAGATACAATAAAATCGTGGAAGAGAAAGGTGTCGCTGTTTTATCAATAGATACATCTGACGGAGAATATGGGAATGTCCGGATATGCAAAGAGTGTATAAACGAGGCATTTAAACAATATGCTAAAAGCGAGTATAAAATATAATCTTATGAAAAAAGATATAGTTGATAAAATATTTGCTGAAACATTAAAAATATTTTTAAGGTGGCTTGAAAAAAAACCAACAGGTGAGTTTTTATTTCATATTAATGTTAACGAAGGAGGTGTCAGGGACAGACCAGATATAACAATAAAAGAAAAAATATAAACAGGATACAGATAAGCCCCTGAAACATCGGGGAAACTCTTCAGCCCAATTTTTACGGAGAACGCTCATTAGAAGCGCCGTTTAAATTGGGCTTTTTTTATTATTTTTTAACATACGGGACAACCGTTGCGGGGCCTGATACAGGACAACCCCATAATGCAATCGGCCTGGAAAAGGAGAAACGAGATGGAAGTTAATGAAAGCGTTCAAGGTGTTGATGGCGGAGAGATTAATGCTCAGGAATCCCCATATCTGGGGTCTTGGAAAACAAAAGAGGCAGCAGAGGAAGGGGTAAAAAACCTTCAGAAAATTCTTGATGTCCAAGGGAATGAGGTTGGAACTTTACGGAAGCAGACTGATTTTCTTCAAAAGACTATTGAAGAAATAAAAAGTCGGCCTAATCCGCAACCTAAAGAGACACAGGGGCAGACTGATTATTCTAAAGAGATACAGGATATTCAGGAGAAAATGGAATTTCTTGACCCCAATGATGAGGATTATCATAAAGAAATGTTGTCTCTTGTTGCTAAATCAAACGCCATCACAGCGAAAAAACAGCACGAGGAAACACTTTCAGCAGCGGCAAAGCTATTTAAAAAAGAAATGGATGAGCGAGACACAAAAGCCATGCACAAAGCTTTTTATGATAGCAACCCTGAGTTTAGTACGCCTGAAATGCAAATGCGGATTCAAGAATACCTTGCAAACGATAGGACAGGTATGAGTGACCCGATGGTGGCATTTAGGGAAATTCAAAGGGATGACGCTTTAAGAGAAAGAGCCGAGCTTGCTGAAAAGAACGCTGAACTTGAACGCCGTTTAAACTTAAAAAAAGGAGAAGAAGCAACAGGTAAAGTTGTTACAAAAGGGCAAGGGTTACAACAAAAAACTAAACAATCAAAAGTGACCGGTGCTGATCTTGATAGAGGGATGCAGGAAGTCCTAAGCAATCTTAGGGCATAAAAGCAACTTATAACATTTTAAGCGCCTGTCTTTACAGGAGAAAATAAAATGAGCTTAATTAATCAATTGAATGCAACAACTGAGTATTACTGGTTACAAACAAGTCCAGAAGATATTTTGAACAAAGCATCTGCATTACTTTGGAAACTTATGGGTAAGGCCGTAGCTGTTGGTAATTGGGAGATACAGCCGAATGAAATTGTTGATGGTGGTCTTATGGTTAAAATTCCGCTTGAATACGATATTTCAAACCATGGGGCATACGGCAAGGATACAGTTATTAACCAATCAAAGAAAAGTATTGTTGATGCCGCACGGTTTAGGTGGGGTGGTGCTTACGGGTCAAATACTCTTAACCTTGACGATCTTTCGCAAAATTCTGGAGATGAGGCGATTATATCGCTGACCAAGCTTTATATGTCTAACATTAAAAAAGCTCTCAGGGTTGACCTCGCAGCGCAGGTTATTGCCGCCGCTGCAACATCAGACAGTATCAACGGGCTTGGAGATTTGTTCGATACCACAACTTCAACCGAATATGGGTCAATTGACGAAGATGAGATGCCAACATGGAAGGCGAATGTAATCACAACTGCGGAAGCTATATCCTTTGAGGTTATGCAAAAGATATTCCGTACCCCTGGCTTTGGTGGATATGTGGGGACGAGGCCGAATTTCTGTTGCACCACTGAACTTCTTGTTGATGGGTATGAGCGTTCGCTTATGCCTCAGCAAAGGTATAAAGATGGGGCAATGGTAGAGGCTGGTTGGGATAATGTTACTCATAAGGGTGCGCCTATCGTTGCAGACCCTTATTACTCAACAGGTGTTCTCGATGCGCTTAACCTTAGATTTTTAAGTTTAAGAGCACACAGGGATTATAATTTTACTACACCTGAATGGGTGGCAAAAAAGGAAGGCGGGCAACCGGACACAATTACAGCAAACAGCAGATTTAGAGGGAATCTGTTTTGCTCAAATAGACAGATGCACGTAAGGCATACAAATTTAACAGAACCAGCGTAATAATTTGATTTACAGGGGAGAGGGAACTTTCCCCTGATTAACTTAACCCCTTACACTTGGCGGGATGTTGTTTGAGATCCTGCAATAAGGAGAAAAAAATGAGTGAAAGAGTTTTAACAGTTGGTGGGAATAAAGCCACCAGGCCAATAACAGAGTTTATGGTCAATGTAGCAACTGAATTTTATGTGGGGCCAAATGCAACAGGGGCAGGTGATGATGGCCGGTCTGGAAGATCAAAAGAAACATCACTCGCTACTCTTGAAGCTGCAATAGCCTTGGCAACTGCAAGCAAGAATGACGTCATTTACCTTTTACCTGGCCACGCAGAGACAGTGGCAACCGCAGGGGCTATATCTCTTGATAAGATTGGTTTGCGTGTGATTGGGTTAGGCACTGGCGCACTTCGGCCAACCTTTACTTTTAGCGATACAGCTGCAACCATAACTATGACAGCGGCTTCATGCGTGTTGGAAAATGTTATTTTAAAACCATCTGTAGATTCAGTTGTTTCACCTCTTGTTATTAGTGGAGCAGATTGTAAGGTTGATATTGAAGTCCAGGACGCAAGCTCAACGGTTGAATGTGTGGCGGGTGTATTAACCACAGCCGGGGCAGACAGGCTTGACCTTAAAGTAAAATATCGAGGGTTCATTGCCGGTAATGCTTGCGTAAATGCTATTAGGTTAGTCGGTGTTGATACTGCGAGAATTTATGTTGATTTTTATGGGGTTGCGTCAACATCTGTTGTTGAATTTCATACCACAGCTTGCCATGACATTGATATCGACGGCAAATTCTATAATAATGGCACGAGTTTAACCAAAAATGTTGTAGATACTGTAACAGGTTCAACATGGTCGGTCTCTGGGTGGGATGGCAATTCAAATGCTAACTTTACAGGAGGTGATAACGCTGCTATTGCGAGTGATGATATTTCGGCATTGTCAACAGCTATAGGTGTTATTGATGGTTATCATGATGTTCCTACCGCTGATGCTGTAACCGATACTGTGATGAGAGATGTAGTTGGAAGAAAGACTGATGCCGCCGTCACGGTAGTGGCGACAACCAAATCATTAATGGGTTATTTAAAAGGAGCGGTTAACTGGTTAACTGTAGGGGTGGCTGATGCGGTCTCAAACGCATCTGCAGCGGATGTGATAGGCAATAAGACTGATGCCTCGGTATATGTCCCAGGTACAACAAAATCAATATCTGCATATTCAAAAGGGACTGCTGATTTACAGGAAAGAGTGGCTAAGAAAGCTGCTGCTACAATGGTAGATGCTCAGACTATGTTTACTATCGCAGGTGGTCCCATTGAAATTATTAGTCTTGTATCGGTATGTGAAACCCTAAATGATGCAACAGCTTCTACACTTCAATACAACATAACGCCTACTACCGGAGCTGCAACGACTATTTCTGGAGCATCAGCCTCTCTTGCAAATGCAGCGGCTGGCGCATCGGTCTCTCTTGCGGGAACGGCTTTGGCAACAGCGGCTCTTTTAAGTGCTGGCGGTCCCAACCTGATTGCGAACCCTGGTACTATTTTTTGTCCGATTGGCACAATTGATATGGTTGTAGGTGTTGGTTCGACAACTGGTACATGGGCGCACTATCTTAGATATAAACCGTTAGCAACAGGCGTAACAGTATCTTAACTTTTAAACAAGGAGAATAAAAAATGAAAGATATTTTAGTAGTTCGGGAACTTACTGGGGCTGGGGCTGAAGTAACTTACGTTCCTGTTCCGTGTAGAGGCATTGTTAAATCGGTCAGGGTTGCATCTGACCTTCAGATGGATGCTACAGGGACACTGACGATTGCAGGAGGAGGCCAGACGGTCAATCTCGTTACAGTTCCAGCCGGTAATATAGCAGCGGGGACAATCCTTGATGGAGTTCCTGACACCACATATAAGGATACTGTATTTGACCCTGATTCTGCCACAGCTACATATCGTGTTATAAAGATTACTGAT